CACTCTACAAACACAGTTAAAGTATCGGCCCAATTTTGTAGATAGCTTTGAGCCAACACTAGTTGGATATGATTTACTCACACCCAAATCCCCTTCCATGTATTGCATGTGTGTTGTCACCACCACATTACACGGAACTTCTGAACCAGTTATATATTGTATGAGGTGTTGCACATCTCGTGCCGCTGTTCCCCACTCTGGTTGAGATGGTTGTTCTGTTGGTTTCTTATTATTAAATACTAATGCACTGCGTAATGCTGACTCACCCATAAGAGTAAGACTATCAATCACGAGCACATCATCTTTAGTCCAAGTCTTTACTGAACCAAAGTCTTCATCTCCATCTTTCCAATTAGCAATTAAGTTTGCCCCCTTACGAAAAGCTTCCGCCTTACCGATTGGATCTTTAAGAGTTACATATGATACACGACTTACTCCTTCTGGAGTTAGCAGGTCTGGTAATATAGATAGACCATCATCGTAATCAAGTATACGAAGATTCTTTCCAGCATTAGCTAATGAAGCTAGTGCCGCAGTCTTACCAGATCCGCTGTCGCCTACCAGTAATAGTTTAGTTACATCTGCTGATGTGTGTTCTTTGATGCTTGCCATTTTTATCTCCTGTGTTTGCATTATATCAAATTAATTTCAATCCGTCAATAACTTTATTATGTTACTGCTAAATAAACAATACCTAGCATAACTACTATACTAACTACTGCAAAAAATCTTATCTCATGATTCATAGTTTATCCTTTCACTTTCCACGAGCCGTCTGTGTTATAGCCACTTGGTAACTCATTTGTTTTTTTAAAATTGTTTATCGTTTTATTTATATGATAACCTTCTTCGTTCTTCATAGCCATAAATTTATTTAGATGTTTATTGCTTGGATCTAATTTAAATAGTTCTATTGATAGATAGTCTATAATCTTATGATCCATTGGTGTCTTTAAATACTTACCCATTATTCTAACTCCACTTCTATTTGTAGTTCATCGGTTGGAAATTCAACCACATTATCTTCTTTCCTTAAGTCTTTGTGTACTTCCCTGTTGAAGTCTGCTTCGACTACAGTTGCTCGGCGTGATGGTGCTTCATTACATATGTCTCTAAACTTACAGCCACCATAGTTAGCACAAGCAGTAAAGTCAGCAGGATAATAATTATCTTTAGCATACATATTAGATAAGTCTATCTTATGCATAGCATCTATATACCATTCTTCAATCACCTCATCGTTAACTTTAAATACTGCACGTTCAAAGCGTGTAAAGTTTGCACCAGTTTGTGCCGCCTCTACTATGAAACCAACAACAGGTAGTTTTAATATATGTTTTGCCGCCCATAGATATGCATACACTTGATTGTTAGGTGTGAAGTTTGCAAAGTAATAACTAGTCAAGCCTGTCTTGGTAGTCTTAGTATCTACTACATAGAGTTCATTGTTTAATTCAACAACCTTATCTATGCGACCGGAAAGTCTTTCACCTGTCTTAGCGAAGGGTACTTCAAATCGTTGTTCAAGTGCTGGGTCTCCGTCTGGCATAGTAGCTATCTTGATTGTGTCCTCCCAAAATTCTTCAGCTCGCCACACAATAGCACGCATGGTAGCCTCAAGCCCACGGGCTTTGTCTTCGGTACGTAATAGTTCTTCGCCAAATTCAAACAGTATTAACTTGATAGCATTCTTTACCGACTCATCTTTTGACTTGCCTTCAAATCTGCCACGATCTAATTCTTCGAAGCCTTCATGAACTGCTGAACCAAAGCCAGTAGCTGATGAGTATTGCTTAGACTTATAACCTAATAAGTTCTGATAGTTATAGTAGCGGGGGCACGATGAAAATGCCGACAAGCTAGAGGTATCCCATACCATTTGCTTTGCTGTCCCGTTGTTTTGCCACACATATTTAGGAAAGTGTGGTGCTTCTATGTATCCCATTCCGCTGTCCATATATTACTCCTTGTACATTTTATTTATTATTGCTTCGTTGTCTGCATTATTTTTATGCCAAGCACACAAGTTTGCCGCAATGGTTCTGCGTTCGCCATCACCCTTGAAAGGATAGACCATATGTTGTAACCAAATAGGAAAGATGAATAGCTTACCTACCTCGGGTTTAATAGTGCAAGTGGTTGGTGGTTTTAACATTGGATTATCTAACGAAGATGTTTTTCCATAGTTAAAAGCAAGATAGCCATCTGAATTACCAGACGCACCAAATAGATTATAGTTACCATCATTCGGACTGTTCTGTTTGGTTATCTGCTCGGGTACTTTAGTCCAAGTAGTTGCCGCTAGTCCAGTGAGGGCAGGTACACTGTGGTCGTGGATAGGATTGTAATCTCCTGCATAACTATGTACTGACCACATCTCATCTACACCTACCTCCATTTTATCTGGAAACAATTTACTTGATCCAATTCTTTTTACAAAATGTTTGATGTATTCTTTACCAAGTTGATTAATAGTTTGAGTGAAGTGTATAACTTTCTCATGTTCAGCATTCATAGTTAACTGTTGTCCATGTTGTATCTGCCCAACTAAATTACTTGAGTGATCTTTCCTGTCCTCTGCTACCATGAGATCATCTAAATAAGCATTAAGATTGTCTACCATTGACATAGGTATTTGTGCTTCCATAAGTATTACTTGAGGAAGTTCGTGCATTCTTAATTTTATTTCATGTTGTTCCATTATCTTTTCCCATATAGCTTAGTCCATGACCAACTGTTTAGTTTGCCAGAGTACTTGTTAATTAATACTAACAGTTTCTTCTTCATCATGCGTCCTTCAAGATCATAGCTAATGGGTCTTGATCAAACTGCTTAGGCTTAGTGCGTGCCGCTTTGGCAGTGATTCTCTTGCCAGCTTTCTCGGCGGCTTTTATATTGACCCGTGTGTTTCTAAGGTAGGCAATGATTGTCTCTATGCCCTTATCATCTTGAGCTAGATCGATTGGATCCATCTCTAGATATTCAGTAGGTACTGTTAGTTCTTCATTCGACATGTTGTTGCTCCGCTCTTTGTTTATCATCAAGTTCATTGGGTGATTCTACTGCCATGACTACTGCGTCTGGTATAGTCTTCAAGGTTTCTTTAAATACATTAGAGTCATATTGATTGATATCTTTGTTGTACTCAAGACTCTCGAGCAAAGCAGGTAGCTTTGATTCTGCGTCTGCCTTATCGTAAGCCTCAACCTCCCAGTGTTTGGTGTGCATGTGTCCTGTTACGACATTAAATTTTTTCTTAGGTATTAGCATATTTTTTCTCCTTTTTCTCTCGTCTCGTTGCCTAATAGATTCTTTGTATGAAAGTTCTAATAGTTTGTTTTCATTGTTCCAATAGTCATGGAACTTCATTAGTGTATAGTCTCTTCGGGGTCTGGCACTATCCTCACTCCTGAAATAGAAGTAAAGTCAAGCGGGTCTACCACTGTACCACTCTTCATCATCTCATCAATCAGAGGTCCGAGTTCTGCTATGTTAGCAACCGAGCCACCAAATATTTTGAGTGCCCCTGCTGTACCTACTGACATCATAATCATACGAAGACTAACTTCAAGTAATGCCCCCATCAAAACTCCTGTAGGATATTGTTTTGAAATATCTAACAAAGGTTCTTTAAGTTCATTGACACAGTTCTCAAATTCTTTTTTTAAATCATCATGCATTGCTGTCACCTGTTTTAACTATAGTAAAGTTGAGGGCTGAGGGTTTGACTTTAGTATTCTTGATAAAGGTTTTGTCAATCTTGTTTAACAAATCTCGTACCCTTCTCATGTCGTCTATCTTGTGTGATGAAACAATAATGTTTCTGTTTCGGTCACTCTCTAAATGATATACTTCTGTCATAGTTCTTCTCCTGTTTGCTCGTTAATTAACTCAAGTTGTTTTGTTTCCATTGAGTGTGTTATACGCACAACATCTTTGTCATGCACAATTCTTAGTAAGTCATACTTACCCGCATCTATATCAACTTCATTCTTCATCTGCTCTTTGAAGGCTCTGATGTATCTAGCGAAACGCATAGCCAAAGCAAAAGGTTTGTTAGTCTTGATACAGATAGAGGGTGACTCTTCTTCTGTTTCGTCTAAGTATTTCTTAGCCTTTTCCAAAGCGTTTGAGATATCTATCTGTTGGAATAGGTTGTAGGTTCTCGGATTGTAAGCCATTTGCATTCTCCTGTTGGTATTCATAATCATCTGTGTCATCAAAGATCCCTCGTGCCGAGCTATCATTATAGATATCCTCTGAGTGATCATCGAATCCGTCTAGAACAAAGTCCCCATCATCGGGAATCCATTCAGTTTTTTTAGTCTTCTTATTATATTTACTTACCATTGTGACCTCCAAAGTCTAGATAGGAAGCAGTTATTCCTATGATTAAAAATCCAAGCCATAGTATAGCTAGGGGGTTGGGTAACGATACTACTGCTGTTATCGTTAGTAATAGGTAGAATCCTTTAGTGGCAAGCCACACATATCCTTTACCAAGTTCTTCCATATTTCCATTCCTTTATGTTGTCCTCAATAATAATGTAGTTATCGGATAGGTTTACATCTGTCTCATCAGTGTGGATATAGATAGTAGATTCTATATCACCTGGCATGAGTTTTATTTGGACAGGAACATATCCTGCACCAATCTCTATTGCGTCTGTCAATTTGAATACTTCTTCATTGACTTCGTATAGTTCTCCTTTAATACTGTAGCCATTCTCTTTTGGTATTACAATAGGGAATGAGCCGTCAGCATAATCTAGTATATCAAAGTTGGGGGCAGTATGGTACTCGCCCTTATACTTTTGTCCGTCAAGTATGCCATTCAATCTGTGCCCCCTCTTTAGTGTGCCATATACAAATAAGTTATTAACCATTTAAGTATATGCCTTTAAACTGTGCGTGTTTGTATGCCCACATAGCTTTTAGTTCTGCTGTTGGTGCATATCTTTTTATCTTATCTAAGGCTTTGTCTCTGCGTTCTATTGTTAGTCTGTACTTATTGTATGGGTGATCATTTGTCCATGTCATGTATAGTCTCCTTAAGTATGTCTAGTATGGCAGGGTTATCTCTAAAGACTCCCATCAACCAGTTGGTTATGGTGTTAGCTACTTGTTCTTCTGCGTCATCATCTTTCAATGCCCCTCCATCAGAGTTAAGAGAAGATAAGTATATCACTGCGTGAATTATCTCATGCAATAAAGTGTTGGCATAATCAATGCCACTAATTTCTTTTTGTATTTCTATTTTGTTTTCCCTTGATAGGTATTGGCCAAAGCAATCGGTATTGTTCTTCTTGAATGAAGGATCAGTTCTCTCTATGTGTATGTCAGCAAAGCCTACCTTAACTTTGGTTAGCTCATTATTTTTATTAGATCTTTTTATCATGATGAATTACTTTCTCTTATTGCTGTGTCCAAATCAAAGTACTCTCTAATCAGAGATAGTTTAAAGTCTATGGTCACTTTGTCCAAAAGACTATTATACTTTATTTTTGGTGTCTTGTCAAATGATTTTTTTGCTTCGACAGTTAGTTGTTCGTGCATTTTTCGGGGCATGATAAGGACTCTACGCCCCCATGTTTTTGCTATAACATCACAGCTACTCTTGTAATGATGATTGATGTAGTGTTTATCATCTATCGCTCTGCTTTTCCACCTACGAAAGTAATAGATAGGGGCATTGGTTTCTTGTACCTGTTTACATAAGGCTCTCTTACTTGTACCCTCTCGTACACAGTCTCTTTGCGGATCGCCATACTCATCTTCGTAGTGGTCATAGACAGGTGCCACAAATCTAATCTGTTGTGCCTTAGCAAAGTATCTATCTAAATAAAATTTAGCCATGTCATTTCTCCTTATTCATATAGGTTATTGATTTAACTACTGGGGTTTTGTAACTCCTGTTAACATGTTTCTTAGCATGTTCGTAGGTGTAGGTACAAACCTCTTCGTACTCCATTGTTTTGTCATTGGATTGTTGATAGCCTACTAGGTATCGGTGTAGTTCTCCGCCTTGTGTATCATTAGGGATATACACAGATACCATTCTATCACCAGCCATAATTGTACTCACCCTCATCATCAATCCAACAGTCTGAGTCTCGGTGTTGATCTCGCCACTCATCATTGTTATCCTCTATCAAGTCATTGAGTACAGTCACTTGAGCCTGTCCATACTTGGCAACAAAAGTTTCTCGGGCTTGTTCCAAAGATATATTTCTGTCTGCCATTTCGTCAATCAAATGCCAAGAGTATTCTTGCATTTCCATTAACCAGTTTTTTACTCCGCTCATATTATTCTCCTTATGTTAGTAAATTATAAAATACATCGTACCACATCTCCCAAATCAGAAAGTCTGCTAAAGGCTCTGCTATTGTAAAAAGTACATCTATCATTGTTCTGTCCTCTCTAGCTTATACACTATGACAGGTATTGTGTCAATGGTATTTATTATTTCGGGCATTTCTTGTGTGTTAGTATGTACCTCATAAGTATCTTTGCGTACCTCTAAGGTGACACCAATTATAGCAATCAATCCCCACCCCCATACAATGCCGATAAAGAACATTGCAATCATATATTTTTTACTCATATCCACGCCCACAAAGCACTTAGTATTGTGAAAGTTATTATAAAGGCTATCGCCCATTCATCATTACTCATAGTTTTATTCTCCTAAGTTGCGGGGGTAGTAAGGTATAATCAGCTAACGATTACTCGCTTGGTAATTTATCCTTGCCCCCCTGATTTCATCTAACCGATAGGCTCGTAGTTAGTTATCGGCTTTCAACATACTCACCGATAAGTTGTGAGAAAACAAACACATAAACCTTTCTCACTTCAGTTCTCTTTGGCTCTTATCTCCTGTACAGTTCGACTTTTTTCACTCGACCAAATGTGTTTACTGAATACTGTATTATATCATATTGATATTTAATTGCAATAGTTATTTACACTACTGAACACCGCTGAAACACCGATTGAACACTAAACGTCACGATTTCGGGGTGACCCACCCATACACCCTTATAATATACGATTAAATATATATATATATTTACTATATATAGTATATATAGTTAGGCGTAGCATACTAGAGGCTTTGGATACCCCTAGTATGGTATTCGTTGCGTGTCGTGTTCTGTCGGTGTTCATTCGGTGTTATACTATTTGTTGCCTTTGTTGTCGTCAAGATTTGACAGGCTGTAAATCCACTCGGCTGTACCGATAGGATTCATTTCAACACAATCAAGTATATCTTCTTGAGTTGCCCCCAAGAAGTCTGCGTCAGTCAATTTCCAATCGTTATTAGGTTGGGCTAGGTCTACTGATGTTTCGGCATATGTTCTGCCATATCTATCCTTTGGCGAATCCTTATCCCAATCCCAATTACTGTTGATTGAGTTGTCAAAGTATGCGTCATCATAGAAACCATAGTTTCCATAGTTTCCATAGCCATTGGACTTTCCCACAGTGGGAACTTTCTTGCCCTTGTTGATATCATAGTTGAAGCCTACGCCACGATTGATTGAATAGGTATTTGATACCCACCCTACACCCTGTACTTCCTTGCCTTGTTGGGGATTGACAATAGTAAACTCTTTGGTCTTGCCATCGAGGAATACCATTTTGTCAGTACCGATTGTCTCGGCTAACATGTCTTGCCATTCAACATTGTAAAGCATAGCAGGATTGTGAGCCAGTTGCGGTCGCAATATCCACTTGATAAATTGGTGAGTGTCTGATTTGTTGGCGTCAATCATTGGGGTAGGTAATCTTGCCCCATTATGCATTACCCATATATCTCGACCATGTTCCTTAGCATTGAGAACTTGGAATGGGTGAGATAGTGAGCGAGTTGTTTCCCCCTCGGTGGTAAATCTGAAATGAATACCCATTGGTGTATTCAAATCCTTGTAGATATCCCATACCTTGTTGATATCTTTGAATGACTTGGGTACAATCTTGTGAGTGTGTACTTTGCCATTGTTGTAAAACATAACTCCGAAACCATCGGAATTATTTTCGTAGGCACATTCCATTAAGTCAATGTCTACTTTGCGTGGGTCATTAGTTTGTATTATTAAGCACATATTATTATCTCCTATATTTAGTTAAGATTTAACCATTGACAACATTGTCAATAGCTTCGTTAATCTCATTGGTCACTAGACGATTAGGTCTACTGTCTTTGAGATATCCCTTGCGAACAAACCACTCATTGATGTATGGAAAGTCTGCTCTGTTTCTTGGTAGTTTAAACCACTTCAAGAAATCTCTGTAATGTAATTCGTTAAAACTACATTGTTGTACATATTCACCGAGAGCGAATGAAAACTCTAATACTCTAAGTATGCCATTCTTGGTAGCATT